TCCTGTTACTGTAACATTTCCTGTGGCTAAGGTCAACGAGTTTCCAGAAGGCGATACATTAGTATCTATATTAATTGTAAATGCACCTAACCCTAAAGATACAGCATTTCCTGTAACTGTGTGATTAGCGTCGGCTGTGATAGTTAAAGTTCCTGTGCCTAATGCTAATGCATTTGGTGTTAAATTTTCTGTTACAGCGTCTGCAATAATACCTACGCTACCGATTGTAATAGATAAACTATTACCTGTTACAACTACAGCTACACTATTATCGGGTCCTGATGTAGCAAATGGTAATGCTGATATTGCGTCAAATCCTAAACTCATAAATAATCCTTAAAAGGAAGCAGGGGGTATGTGGTGGTGCCCTGCCTCCATCTAAAGATTATATCATCGTTTAAACCAAGAAGGAAGACCTAAATGTGGACGCTTGTCAAACATATTATCTTTCGCTCCAGGTGTTTTACGGTTGTTATAATGAAGAAATACTTGAACGCATTCCTTACCTCTAAACTTGTTTCGCCAATGTTCTAGTTCACAACCAGAATAGACTAGCATATCTCCTTGTTTAAGATCTACTTTAATTCCTTTTTTACCTACTTCTCCAGACGGCTCTAAATAGATTGGCCAGTCATCACCAGCAAGATTCATAGTAGTTGATATCTCACAACTAAATCTATCCTTATGTCTTTTAAGTTCATCGCCTTTTTTATATATTCTTGCATAAGTATAAGCTGGATATAATTTAAGTCCTGTTACTTTTTCCATTTCTGGTTGGCATTTTAACATTAAAGTTTCCATAGCTATATTAGAATACTGACTATAAGTTTCTGGTATTTGTTCGTCTTTACCTTCGTAGTGACCTATAATATTTTCAAAGGGTGAAATGTATCTAGCGTTTCTACAAGTATCATAAACTTGTTTTTGCATCATAAAATAATTTGCAACAAAACTAGCCAAGTCTTTTGATATTGCTTGACGGATAACTGTATACTTTTTTTTCTTAAACATCTTTAGCCATCTCTTTTGGTACAGCAGTTATATTCCAATGTATAAATCTAAATGGTTCAAGTCCAAAGTCTACACTAAACTCGTGTTCTAAGAACCCTGGAAAGATAATTAAAGTACCTGGTGTAGGTTTAAAATGTATAAGCTCACTACCACCCCACACACCTTTTTGGTCTGGTTTCATTTTTAATTTTGTAGCACGTGCACCTGTTCTTGGTTCGTGAAATACTGGCATCGATGTTTTATCACTACACTTTAAAAAATAAAAACCTGATACGTGTTGATTCCAATGCACGTGTGCTGAATGATGACCACCACCTTTTTTGGCAAACTCTTGTACCCACATCTCACTAAACATAGTTGTGTATTGTTGCATATCAAAACCTTGGTGATCTAAATACTCCCAAGACTTTTGACCAATGTAATTTCTAAAATCTATAAAATCGTTGTCAGCTGTAAGAGGTGTTGAGTGATATGATCTTCCAAAGTCACCAAACTTTTTTATATGTGCTTTAGCTTCTGGAAAATTTCTAGCAGCTTTAATATATTTATTAGATGCTTTAGTTAAAGATTTTACAAACTCTGGTTTTTGTTCTGACCAAATAGTTGTGTTAAAGTAATTATTTATATACATATTATTTAAATGGTTTTCCTAAATGCCAAACAACAAGACTGTATCTTGTGCCAGCGGTTACGGGTTTAACTCTGTGCCAAACAAAAGAAGGAAACACAATAATAGATCCTTTAGGTAAAATCTCTTTTGCTCTTCTTAAGTGTTGACTTTCATCTCTCATATGTGGCTCATAGTTTCTAAAATCAAATTCTAATTCACCACCTGTGTATTCGGAACCATCTGTTAATTGACAAGTCATAGATAGTTTTCGAATTCTGCCGTGTTCTGGATGATTAGGATCTCCTCTATCATATGTTTTATCCCAACTATCACAATGCCAATCATAGTATTGATTGTGTTTATATTTTGTAAATTGACAAGATTCCGATCTTTCCCAATCAAAGTTCCAACCAGCATTTCTATTAGCTTCGTGAACGTATGGGTGTAATTCTTTATATATCCAAGTATCATTTAACCAAACTAAATCAGAGTTTCTTTTTCTTTTTAAATCTTTTACTTCTTGTTTGTTTAATTTTTTATCACCATAGCCACCTGTTCTAGCCATAACTTCTTCTTGTGAATTTGCATAAGCTATAACATCATCACAAAACTTTGGTGTGAGTGCTGCAGGAAAATGCCAATAGTAATTAGATATATTCATAAGTTATTGTTTGTACAAAGTTTAATGAATCTTTTTGATTGTTGGTTAGGTAATACATATTAGTTGATGGAAACATTATGAACATATTATTTTTAAGTTCTATATCCCAACTTCTTCCTTTACGTCTGTTATCTTCATAATGTATTCTAACAAAACAATCTTTAACTTTAACGCCGTAAAGCATAGTAAAGTCTGGAGAGTTACGTAGATCCACTGGATCTATGTTTAATAATGGAACTGTAGTTTCGCTGGGTTTATAGATATTTCCCCACGTTTCTTTGTTAATTAAATTAACACCATACTCAAGACCAACGTGATCTCGCATATAGGTATTTAACATATCCCAAGTTCGTGAGAATGGAAAATCTTTGTTTTGAATTACTGATTGTAAGATGTCACCTGATAATTTATCTCGGTCAATATCCCAATCTTTAGGCATATCGACATCACCATAATATAGAGTTTGTTCTGTTAATACTTGTCTCTGCATACCACCACCATTTTTAATTTATGCTTTGTTGTCTGTCAAGTCCCAAGATTGATTAGCTTCATTCCATACATAAGACCACATATGAGTTGCAGCTTCTATTTGTGCTTGTTGTTCAGCTGTTAATGCTGGAGCATCACCGATTGGTGAATGCCAAGCAGCATCAGATGTATCTTTTACCCACGATGCATAAGGTTTTTTAGGCCAAAAGATTTGATCATCTTCGTCCCAAGTATAACCTATGCCTGCATAGTTTCCTCTAAATGCTTTTGAAACATCTCCTTCAGTACCGTCTTGGTTTCGATATTTTCCACCAGCTGTATTGTAAGATGTTTGAATCCACATTTGTGCAGGCCAATTATTATGTGTTTCTAAATATTGTTGTCCTACTGTTTCATCTTCAACGCCGTCAGCGTTTAACATATCACCATTATTCAAAGTAAGTACTTGAATAACTTTACTGTTAGCTCCTAGTTTTGCAAAATGTGCCATAATTATTCTCCTTTTATCTTATTTTTAATTATCATTCAACTACTGAAATTTGTATCTTATTACTACTATTCCTGAACCACCACCACCGCCTGTGCAACTTCCAGAAGATCCATTTCCGCCAGCTCCGCCACCACCACCGCCAGTATTAACAGTTCCAGCAGTTCCATTTGAAGGAGAATTACTACCACCAGCTCCACCTCCACCAGATCCACCAGATGAACCATTAACAGTTCCTGATCCTGGCCAGGTGGGATAACCTGCTCCACCGCCACCACCGCCAGCATAGGTTACGTTGCTTCCTGTAATTCCTACAGTTACACCAGCTCCACCGGGTCCACCGTTTGAAACTCTAGGAGATGCTGTACTAGTTCCAGCAGTTCCAACACCACCAGCTCCACCTCCACCACCTGCAACGGTATCTTGACTTGATCTTCCTAATCCACCATCTTGTCCTTGAGGAGGATTTGTAGGAGGTGTATTGCCTGATCCACCTGCAGCACTTGGGTCACCTGCTCCACCACCACCGCCAGAACCACCATCGCCACCATCTGTGTCATAAGTAGAAGGTGAACCATATCCACCTCCACCACCACCAGCTGCTGTTATAGTTGATGAACCTGCAAAAATTGAATTACTACCTTGACCTGCTGTAGAACAAGCTTGAGGTATCGAAGGTGAATTTGTTGCTCCACCTACTGTTACTGGATATCCTGTTGCTGCTACAGGTAAGGCTGCTGCTGGAGAAGCCCCTAAAGGACTTGCTGTCCAACAACCTGACGCTGCTCCTGGAGAAACTCTTACTCCACCACCTCCACCACCACCCATACCATATCTTTGTCCAGTTGTTGGGTTCCTTACATTTTTAGTTTGACCTGCCCCACCACCAGCGACTACTAAATAATCTATTGTGTTTGATCCTTGTGCATTACCTACTGAACAAACTGTAAAAGTTCCTGGACCTGTAAATGTGTGCACTTTAAAATTTGTATCAACAGTTGTAATTGTTCCACCTGTTGCTGTAATAAATGATGCTGTTGGTGCTTCTAATTGTAAACCTGAATCAGTTACTAACCAACCTTGTGTTGAATCTATAAAAACTAATGTAACTGCAATACCTTCTGTTGTTAAAGTTGAATTTAAAGCTAAACCACCAATTTTATCTGAACCGTTTACAACTAATGTACAATTATTTGTATCAAATGTATTTGCGTAATCTTTTATTGCAACAACAGCTCCTGCAGTTCCTGCTGGTAAATTAACTGATACTGCCCCACCTGTTGTATTTACAAAATATCCTTCACCAGCAACTGCTGTAAAAGTTGATGTCTTAACTGTTGTTACCCAAGACGCTGAACCTGTTGCACCAAAGTTTGTCGCCGTACCTTGGTTATTGATTGTTGCACCACTAGGAATTGTGAACGTATCGCCACTATCACCTAGAGTGACCGTTGTTCCGGATCGTGGACTAATTTTATTTACTTTTACTTCACTCATAATTTTTACCTATTGAAATTTGTACCTTATTATTACTATACCAGAACCGCCATTTCCACCAACATCATTTGGAGTAGATCGTTCTGCTCCACCACCTCCACCACCAGTAGCAGCTGTTCCGGGAACAGCAATAGATGGAGTATTACTTCTAGCCCCAGCTCCGCCACCACCCGCTCCACCAGCTCCGCTTGTAGGACTAGGTAAAGGACCACAAAATATACTTCCACCACCTCCACCACCTCTAGCAACGGCTGAGCCTGTTATACTAGTTGTAACTCCAGCTCCACCAACTCCTGCAACTGAACCAGTTCCAGTTCCACCTACTGCACCAGCTCCACCACCTCCTCCTGAACCATAAGCCGAACCATTTGCTCCACCTGGAATTGCTCCACCATTATTTCCTTGAGGAGGACTAACTGGGGGAGTATTTCCTGAACCTTGATATGAAGCACCACAAGTTGAGTTCATACCTCCACCTGAACCTCCATCTCTAACAGGATTTTGATCTCCAGTTGTTCCACCACCACCACCTGTAGATGTTATTGTTGAAAGAATTGAATTACTTCCTTGAGTTCCATTTTTTGGAGAAGATGCTGGTGGAGCTGTTCCACCTGCTCCTACTGTAATTGGAAATGATCCAATTGAAAATGGAAGACTAGCTGAAGTAGGACTATTGGGAGCCGCTAAAGGGCTAGCTGTATAAGGACCTGAAGTTGTAGGATTATGTGATTCTCTAAAACCACCTGCTCCACCACCTGCACCGTGATTAGTTGGTGAACCAGAACCTCCTCCGGCCACAACTACATAATCAGCCACTGCTACAGCTCCTGCTCCTGCAGTAACTTCAAATGATCCAGGGCCTGTAAATGTATGAACTTTAAAATTTGTATCGACAGTTGTTATTGTTCCACCTGTTGCTACTATAAAAGTATTTGATGCACCTGTTGTGTCAGAAGAAGCATCTGTTACTAACCAACCTTTTGTAGCATCTGCATAAATAAAAGTTAAAAAAGCACCTTCAGTGTTAAATGTAGGATTAAAGTCAGATCCTCCATTAAAATTAGAACCATTTCTACCAACTGTTAAAATATTTGAATCAAAAGTTTCAGCATAATCTTTAACAGAAACAATTGCACCTGCACTTGGTGAGGCTGGAAGTGTCATCGTGATAGCACCGCCTGTGGTGTTAACAAAATAACCTTCTCCACTTACTGCTGTAAAATCACCTGTCTTAATTGCTGTCTGCCAATCAACAGTCCCTGTTCTACCAAAACCTGATTGTGATGCACCTGATGCTAAAGCAATACTATCGCCACTTGCACCTAGTGTAATTGTTGTCCCACATTTTTTAATGATGTTTGAATCATCTGAAACTTTATTTATATTATCTACTTTTATTTTACTTGTCATAATTATTGAAATTTGTACCTTATTATTACAGTTCCGCCACTTCCATTTCCACCTGCTCCAGTTCCACCACAAGTTCCACCGCCACCACCGCCAGATCCTCTTGAAGCTATTGCATCACCACCATTTTTTCCTTGAGGAGAACCTGGATTTGCACCACCTCTACCACCAATACTTGAACCGGGATCACCGCCAGATGCTTCAGTACATCTACCACCTCCGCCACCGCCACCACCTGCGTAAGCTAATGGACTTCCACTAATACTTGTTGTAGCTCCAGCTCCACCATCTCCTCCGTGATAAGGTGGTTGACCATTTCCTCCTGCAACAGTTGCACCGCCACCACCACCGCCGCCACGACAACCTGGAACAGTTCTTGCTGCACCACCAGCAGTTCCTTGTGCTGGACTTGTTGGAGGTTGATTTCCTGTTCCACCCGCAGCCGAACTACCATCTCCTTGACCACCCCCTCCTGATGCACCAGCCGTTCCAGCAGTGCCAGGTCGTGAAGAACCACCTCCACCACCAGCTGATGTAATAGTTGAAAAAGTTGAAACTGATCCACTTGCTCCATCTACTCCTGATGGATTAGATCCATTAGCTGGACCTTTTGCTCCTCCACCACCTACTACAATTGGAAACGATGATAGTGTAACTGTTATAGGTCCTGCGCCATCTAAAGGACTTGCTGTGTAAGGAGTTATTGGAGATTTGTCTTCTCTAAATCCACCTGCTCCACCACCTCCACCTATAGCAGATGAACCACCACCTGCACCGCCAGCTAATACTACATAAGAAACTTCATTATTTGCTGGAGTAGGACTTAAATTTGTTACTGCAAATGTTCCTGGACCTGTAAAAGTATGAATTTTGTCATTGCCAGAAGTTGTTATTGTTCCTCCTGTTGCTACTACAAAAGGAGGTTTACCTGTAATTGAATTAGATGTTTCTTGTGTATTAATCCAACCTTCTGTTCCGTCTACATATACAAATGTAGCTGTTTGCCCCTCTGTTTCTAATATTGCATCTTGAGCAATACCACCTATTTTTTCTGAACCATTAGGATTAATTGTTAAATTATGTGTTTGAAAAGTTCTTGTGTAGTCTGAAACTGATATAATTGCTCCAGCAGAACCTGCGGGTAAGTTTACTGTAAAAGCACCTCCTGATGTATTACAAAAATAACCTTCGCCATTGGCTGCTGTAAATGTGGCTGTTTTAATTGATCCTGTTTGCCAATCAACAGTTCCTGTTCTACCAAAACCTGTTTGAGAAGCACCTGAAGCTAAAGCTACCGTTCCACCACATCTACCTAAAGTTACAGTAGTTGCATCTACAACAACAGTTTTACCTGCTCCACCACCTGTTGTAAGTGTTGATCCTGATTGTTCTGTTATTGCATCTACTTCTATTTTTGACATTATACTATTACTAAAGTCCCTGTTACTGTTATTGTACCAGGTATAGTAATAGGTCCTGCAAGAACAGCGTTCTCAACAGTTTGTGTACCATCAATTGTACCTGCTTGATTATTTATAAATTCATTTGGAGAAGTTTGTCCTCCGATGTATTGGATACCATTTACTACTGCCGTCATAATTCCTCCTACGAACTAATTTGTGTAATGAAAGAAGTAATTATATCAAGAGCAGATCCTGTACTTGCGTAAGCTTTAAGTACATCACCATTCTTTAATACAATTTTAGCTCCAC